ATCATTTTTTTATACCCTGAACGTATATTAAAAAGAGAAGCTGATAATTATAAAAAAATGATTAAAAAGGGTACAGCTCTTTCAGAGTTAAATCACCCGGAATCATCTTTAATTGATTTAGATAGAGTTTCTCACGCAATCACCGAAGTATGGTGGGAAGGTAATGTCCTAATGGGAAAGATTAAATTATTGACATCACCGGGATACCACGAAAGAGGTATTTGTTCAACCAAAGGAGATTTGGCAGCAAATTACTTAAGACAAGGTGTTACTTTAGGTATATCGTCAAGAGGTGTAGGTTCTCTTAAAAAGATTGGTGAACAAAATGAAGTACAAGACGATTTTGAATTAATTTGTTTTGACTTGGTGTCCTCACCTTCAACTCCGGGAGCGTATCTATTCTTAAATAAAGATGACAAACATCTGTATGACGAGAACTTAGAAGAAGAGAAAAAAATGAGTATTGAAAGACATGTTGGTGATTCAGGAAATAAATCACTTGACTTAATGAAAAAATTAAACGATTATTTAGGATATTAAACTAAATAGAAAAAATTATGGACGAAAAGTATTTCATTGCAAAAATTACATTGGACTCAGTTGATGAGGCATCAGGTAAGATTAAAAAATTAAGAGAAGAAAAATTAGTGAGTGGTTACAACCCAACTGACGTAGAGGCTAAAGTAACAAAAGTATTTGAGCATTATACAATGGAATGGAGAATCACAGCAATTGTTGAAAGTAAAATTGATGAAGTGATAGAATAAGAATTTATATTCAATAATTAATTAAGGAGACAGAAATGTCTCCTTTTTTTATGCTTTTATTTTTTTGGTAATATTTATTAATATAAAAAACTCATTATCAAATTAGCAAAAATAATGCTTTTTTGATAATGGGAGATATTTATATATTAAAATAACTTAAACACAAATGGCAAAAGAAAAATCTTTAGTTGAAGAAGCTATCATCCAAATGAAAAATTTGGAAGAGGCGGTAGCGGAAAATGCAAAAGGAATACTTGCTTCGACAATGTCGCAAGAAATCAAAGAACTAGTAAAAGAATCTCTTACAGAACAAGATGATGAGGAGATTGACACTGAGGTTGACATGGATGACATGGATATGGATACAGATATGGACGATACAGAAATGGACGACGTAGATGTTGATATGGATATGGAAGATGACATGGATACCGATAATATGGATATGGATATGGATGATGAAGACACCATAGACCTTACTGACGTAGAAGATGATGAAGAAATCTTACGTGTATTCCAATTGATGGGACCTGAAGATAATATTGTTGTTACTAAAGATGATTCTGGTAACATCAGTTTAAAAGACGAAGAGAACAACAAAGAATATATGATTGTTGGTGAAGGTGAAGATGAATTAGAAATGTTCGAAGAATTTGACGACGAAGAAGAAGATATGGACTTCGATGACGAAGAAGAGGACATGGATTCTGAAGGTATCGAAGATATTATCTCTAGAGTATTTGATAATGACGACGAAGATTCTGAATTTGGAGAAAGTGATGAAATGATGTTTGACGAAGAAGAAGATATGGACGATGAAGAAATCGTTTATGAAATTTCTTTTGATGACGAAGATGATTCAGAGTTAGAAGAGCAAGACGACATGGACATGGAAATAGAAGAACAAGACGATATGGATATGGATGATGACACAATGATGGAATCTAAAATGTCTGTAAAACCAAAAGGAACCGGAATGGGTAATCCTAGTAAATTTAAATATGATGCAAAACCAAACCAAAATGGTGGATTTAAAACTGTGAAAAAATCAGTTAATCCAACAATGGGAACAGGTAAAGCTAAATTTGAATATAAAGAAGGTGAAAATCTTGAAGGAAAAATGAAATCTGTTAAAAAAACAGAAACAAAAGAGCAAACAACTAAAATTGCTAATACAACTAAAAAAGTTGAACCTAAAGAGGCTTCTCGTACATTAGGTAATGGAAGTAATTTCAGAAGAGGTGGGTTACCAAAACCAAGAGCTCACTCATCTTTTAATACCGCAATTAAAGAGAACCAAAACACAAGTGAATTAAAAGTTTTAAGAGAAAAGAATGAAGAATACAGAAAAGCTCTTAACGTATTTAGAAATAAATTGAATGAGGTTGCAGTGTTTAATTCAAACTTAGCTTACGCTACTCGTTTGTTCACAGAACATTCAACATCAAAACAAGAAAAAATAAATATCTTAAGAAGATTTGACGGTGTTGAAAACATTAAAGAATCTAAAAACTTATACAAAGTCATTAAAGATGAACTTACAGGGACTGCATCTCAACCTATGAATGAATCATTAGAAAGAACAATTGCTAAAGCACCTTCAACAGGGTCGGCAGTTAACTTAATTGAATCTAAAACATATGAGAATCCACAGTTCTTGAGAATGAAAGATTTAATGTCAAAATTAAAATAAAAATAAACTAAAAAATTAATAAAAACCAAAAAAATGGGAGCATTATTAGAATCAGGTCTAGTTGGTAACATCGGGTTAAAACACCTTAAAGTTATTAAAGAGGACACAATTAATAAATGGGACAAATTAGGATTTCTAGAAGGTCTTAAAGGTCACTTAAGAGAAAACGTAGCTCAGTTATATGAGAACCAAGCGTCTTTCTTAATAAACGAAGCAACTTCTGACGGGTCTTCAGGTTCATTCGAAACTGTTGTATTTCCTATCGTAAGAAGAGTATTCTCTAAATTATTAGCGAATGACATCGTTTCTGTACAAGCTATGAACTTACCAATCGGTAAATTATTCTACTTTGTACCAAAAATCCAAGGATATAAAGATGGTATTGCAGGACAATATTCAGGTGAGCACTATGCACCTGTTGGAGCTCCGGGTAACTACAATGATGGTACATTACCTTCACCTAACGGTACAGGTGGTAATCCAAATGCAGGTTACACTACAGGTTCAGGAACTTATAACCCTGTATACGAAAAAAATCTTTATGATTTATTCTATGAAGGAAATGAGGCTCAATTAGACCCTCCAGGATTATTTGATTATTCTAAAGGTCGTTGGTCAGCAATCACTGCTACTACAACTATCCAAAAATGGACAGGTGGAGTTTTAGTTGATGCTAACATTTCAGGAACAACTGATGGAGCAGCAGTTATTGCTTCAGGTAACACAAGAAAAGTTATCATTAAAATGTGTGGTTTTGCTGATACAGGTGCAGGAAAATTAATCGGACCTGATGGTAACGAAATGGATACTGAATCATTCTTATCTGACTTAATCGTTTACACAGGAAATGGTTTAACTGTTTCTTCAACTTCACCATGTACAGTTAGTACAGGTTCTTTATTATTTAGAGTTGTGACTCAAATCTATGGTAGAGGTATTGTGAAATATGGTAATACTACTCAAACTTACTTCCCTTCAGGTAACCCAGCGGGTACAGCATCTAATACAGGTAACGGTGGTTCATTCAAAAATGTTTGTGACGCTGATGGATGTATTTGGTTAGAAGTTGATTTATCTTGTCCGGTATGTGCTGATTGTGATTCTACATCTTTAGATGGTTACACAGGTACTACTATCGAAACTGCGGTATCAGGAACTTCATTCGCAGCGGCTTTCAGACGTTACGAAGAGTTAGAATTTGAAGATAAAATCGGTGAGGTTTCTTTCGATTTAGATTCAGTTACTGTTTCTGTTACAGAAAGAAAATTAAGAGCACAATGGTCTCCTGAGTTAGCTCAAGACGTTGCGGCTTTCCACAACATCGATGCTGAAGCTGAATTAACAGCTTTATTATCTGAACAAGTTGCGGCTGAAATCGACCGTGAAATCTTAAGAGATTTACGTAAAGGTGCAGCATGGAACTTACGTTGGGATTACAATGGTTGGAGAAGAATTTCTCAAACAACTTCTTATACTCAAAAAGATTGGAACCAAACATTAATTACAGCAATCAACCAATTGTCTGCACAAATCCACAAATCTACATTAAGAGGTGGAGCAAACTGGATTGTTGTTTCTTCTGAAGTTTCAGCTATCTTTGATGATTTAGAGTACTTCCACGTATCTAATGCGTCTCCTGAGCAAGACCAATACAACATGGGTATTGAAAGAGTAGGTACATTAGCAGGTCGTTACCAAGTTTACCGTGACCCTTACTTCCCAGCTAACCAAGTGTTAATTGGACACAAAGGAACATCATTGTTAGACACAGGATACATTTACGCTCCGTATGTACCATTACAATTAACACCTACAATGTACAACCCATTCAACTTTACACCGATTAAAGGTATAATGACTCGTTACGCGAAAAAGATGGTAAATAACCGTTTTTACGGAAGAATTACCGTTGATGGTGTTAGAACATTTGACTTAAGAGAATTGAGATAATCAATATCTTATGATATACCAAAAAGAGGACAAATATTTGTCCTCTTTTTTTTTATCTTATATTTATATTAAAAGAAAAATTATGAAAAATTTATTTGAAATTTCAAGTGAAGAAAAAAATAGAATTTTAGGACTTCATGAAAGTGCTACTAAAAAACTTTATTTAATTAAAGAAGATATTACAGAACCTATAAAATTTAATATTTCAAATTCGTTTCCTAGTGGTGAATATGAGTTAAATAATACTACTGAAATTGATAATGCAATAAAACAAATTAATGATTATTTAAAATCCGGTAAAGGTTCATTTAACACTATCGTGATTAATTCATCAGAATCGAAAGTTCCAAATGAAGGTGTAGGGTTAAACTCAGGAGATTTATCCAAATTAAGAGCTTCGGAAGTTGAAAAATATATAAAATCAAAATTAGGTGATAAAATATCTATTAAAATTAATAATTTAGGAGCTCAAGGTCCTGAGTGGGATGAAACCAAAGGTTCTAAACACCCTGACTATACAAAATATCAATATGTAACTTTAAATTTATCCGCAGAAAAATCTACTGAGAAGTGTAACTTTAACATTGACTATGAAGGAGTTCAAGGTTCTAAATCGAATAATTATATTGCAATTTTACCTTCAAAATATCAAAATGACTTAAATGATAAAGGTAAATTGAGTTTTGATACGGGAACAATGCCTGATAGATTAATTGTTACTGATACTCAAAAACAAATAACATTAGACACCGGATATGTATCTACAGAATTATATTTGGATGATATAATAAATTATATACCTGCGTGGGTTGATAGTTTAACTAAAATATATAACCAAAAATCCCCTGCAGTTAGTGGTAGTAAAATAATTACTAAAAATGTTTCATCAATAGATGAATTAGTTTCATTGATTTTTAAAAACGAAAAATTAAAAAATATTTCATTAGATTTAATTAACAAAAATGATTTGAAAAAATTAAAGTCAATATTACAAGCTAATACAGGTACTGGTGAAGTTTCTTTAGGATTCGTTAATTTATTAGAGCAATATAATAATGGTGTTAGAGAGTTCGTACTTTATGAAAAAAGAACTACACCATATGAATTAGTATATGATACTAGTAAAGGTAATAATTTATTTTTTGTTTATGCACCTATTGGGGGTCCTGGAATGGGGTCAACAGGATTTAAAATAGAGGGAGGTTGTATTTAATCACCCTTTTTTAATTAATTTTAATTCTTTTAGTTTCTTTATCGTGGACATTTCCTGATTTGTCTTCATAAACAATTCCTTCAACATAAACATCGTTATGGGTTATTTTATATGAGCCAATAACTTTTACTTTATAAACTTTAGATAAGGAGTCCATTTTTTGAGTAACGGTTTGGTCTATTTTTTTGGTTGAAACTTTTTTCTTTTCTTGAGAAAACGACAAACCACTAACTAATAATAACAAGATAATTAATAATTTTTTCATAATATAAATATTTTTTACAAATGTAATTATTATTTTTTACTCTACAACATTTTTTTCAACTTTATTTAAAGTTCTAATTGATTTTGAGATGATTTCAGATTCCCCCAATGAAAATATCCCTGAATGAAATGCAAAACTAACTGCTTGTGTTAGGATATAGATTGATTGTTCTTTATCCATTGTTGATAGTAGGACATCTAAATGGTCTTCGTTGTACAATGGGATTGTATTAAATAATTTTCCGAATAGTTCTTGTTGTTGTTCCATAATTAAAATTTTGTATATTTATAAGTATATGAATAAAAATAACAAAAATCAAATTAAAGAGGCAACCGGTCATCGTGGCTCGGGACAAGTAAGAGTTCCTTTGAGCCCGGGAGTTAGATTGTTCAATAAAGAGCAACTACAACCATTTACTGTACCTACATCAAAATATGATAGTGCTGAATTAGCGTTTGATAGTTATGATGGTGAGATGAGTACTCCAAAATCTAAAATATCTAAAATAGAGAAAGAATCAAGAAAAATTGCCAAATACGTAAAAAAACATCCGGAGCAGAATGATGAAGAAGGTGGGGTATTAAATCAAACTCCTGGTAAAGGTAAGAAAATTGTTCCTATTGATGAAAATACAACGACCGTTAGTGCCGGAGAATACAATGGTCCTATTGAATTAGGTTTGAGAAAATGGATTAAATCTGAATTAGACCCATTTGTAAATACCCTTGAATCTGAATTTAATAATAAGAGTAAAAGTAAAACATTAAAAGGTAATAGAGACACCGTTGTTGGTATGTGGGAAAAAGGTGTGGATGGTACATACCACATTGATACATACGATGTAAATACGGTTAATGAATGGGTTGAGATAACCAAAGACACCCTTATAGAAGATGTTGTCCCAAATGGACTAAAAACCCCTTCAAAAAATGAATCATTAAGAAATATAATTAAAAAGGTATTAAAAGAAGAATTTAAAAAACCCCTTACTCGATAGTAGGGGTTTTTGATTTAAGTAAGATTTTATTCTTTAACTTTGATAATGAATGTTCTACTTGAGATTTCATTTGTTCAATTCTTCTCATACGATTTTCTTGAACTCTATTATCGAACATTCTAACCATTTTATTCCAATCTCTATCGGTCATGGAAATATTACTATAATAACAAACGTGATTAATGATTGTTATTTTTTTATCATCTAATACTACAAACACTCCCAATTTTTTATTTTCGATAATTCTATGTGAAGATAGTGGAGCAATTTCATAGATAGAACTTGGATGTTTTAATGTATTACGAAAAATAAACATACAATCGTTCATGTCTGCTAACTTACCCGCGTCAACAACATCATAAATTATTTGGAACTGCAATAATTTTTTTCTAACTGCTCTACGTTTTAATTTTCGTTTTATGTATTTTATCATCTTAATAATTTTAACACGACAAAGATACACAAATTTTTTAAATAACCAAAAATAATAAGAAATATTATTTATAAAATAAAACCCCCAATTAATGGGGGTTTTTTATTTTTAACAATATGGTGATGAACACCTCTTTTGACCGTCTAACCCTGCTTTAGTTCCTTTACAAACTTGAACCGCAAAGCCGTTTGAATAAGCTGAAGGATAAACTTTAAATTTTGATTTAGCAGCCGCTTTACCACGAGCACATAATTTAGTACCGGGTTTCTTTTTACCTTCAGAAACTACCTCATCATTACTTTGACTTTTTGCTTTATCAAGATAATCATAAACCTTGTCTCCGTACATTTGATAGATTTTCTTAATGAATTGAGCAGGACTCTTTCTTATATATCTAATAACATCGTTAGGAATATACTGTCCATATTTATCACCAAATAAGGACTTTACTTGACGTTCTCTGTCACTTGTAGGTCTTTCAGTGTCTGAAGAATAATCTTGTTCTAAAACAGTTATATTGTCTTCATTTTTAGTTTCATTCATCATAAAATCAAAAACTTGGTCAAGGCTTTCTTTTGCGGTTGATACGTGGTCTTGAGCCCAATCGTGTCCACCATCTAAAATACCTTCAACAGTGTTTTTATTTAATTCTAATAATAAACCTGTTTGTCTATGAATTTGTTCTAAATTACTAAAAAACATATATCTTTCACTATCTTGTTCAGACATAATTCGTTTAACTAATTCAGTTAATTTAGATTCTGATAATTTAACTACTCTTTTCATATTATTATGAGTTTAATCCATTACCACCAATTGTGATTGCGTTTAATTGTACGATAGCTTGATTTTGTCCATTAGTATAAACAGGGTGTGGTGGGACAATAGTAAATGTTCCTCCACTACAATTATCTTGACAAACTAATCCACCATTACCACCATCATTAGCTATAGTTGGTTCAGCACATTCGTCACAGGTGTCAAATGGCCCCGCAATTATCATTGAATTTGCGTAAAATCCAACAGTATCTCCTGAAGTTAACGATACACATTGTCCGGTAGGTAATTGATAAATTTTACTTTCGTCAAATTCTACATCACCCGGTAAAATAATTAATTGTGATATTCCTTCACAAGTTGTTGCGGTTACATTAACATTATATCCCATAATTTTTTTTATTTATAAATATCTTATAATTGTAAATATTTTGTATTTACCACTTGAAATTTAATTTGTCGTTTATATGTGTTTATTTCACCGCTACTAATTACTTGTATATCAATGAAATATTCATTTGGTATTTTGTCTCTACTATCAAATATAAAATAGTATTCGTTAGGTGTTCTATTAATTTTTGTCCACCCTTGAACTTGTACTTCAGTTGTCCCCTCTTTAACATAAATTCTATATGACGCATCCACGTTTAATAATAAATTTTGGGTTGTATAAGCTTGTTTAATAATTACACCTACTTTACGAGTATCCGTATTTACAATTTGTTCATCTTGTTTTAATCCGTAAAAATCAAATCCGTATAATAATGGGTTTGCGGATACAACACCAATTTGAATTGCATTTTTAAATGGTTGTAATGTAAAATCATTTAATACCTGTGGAAGTGGAAAGTTGTTATAACTTAAGTTGTACCATCTATCTGAAAATGTACAAGGAGTTTGATATCCCATAAGAGGTGGGATAACAACCTCATAAACACCTCTAGTTCTTTGACACGTTGTTAATCCGGATAATCCCGGAATAACATCACCCATCATATCTAATATATCAACATTTGGGGGGTAATCTAAATTTATTGGGTTACCATTATCAAATAGGTATAAATATAATTTGTTAACTTTACCTAAAGTAAATTGATTTCTATCGTCTTCAATTAAATCATTGTAACTTGTTTCAAGATATGGTTCGTAGAATGTTTGAGTATGACGAGTAAAAAATTGAACTTCATAGTTATCGGTAAGACCTGTAAGATTTTCAACTTGAGGTTTATATGCAATTCCCCACCCTGATACATTTGGTATTGAACCATTTAATACACCATTAATTTCTGCCGTCATATCGAAAGCAATATTTTCGTTACCAAATTCAAAATGTTGTGTATCCACAATGGTAATTCCACTAAAAGGAACAGGACCTAAATTTTTATTATTATAAATTCCCTGTTGTTGCCAAACACCAATAGTTGTTGTTTGATACCAATTTGATGGTCTATTTGAAAAGTTTTTATCTGATTCACTATATTGATAAATTAAATCCGCAAAATCATACCCAACACCTTCATCCCAAAGTTGAGGTGTTGACGGATTATTATTTAAATAAGGGATTCTAAATAAGATTAAATCAAATGAAGTGGCTCTCATTCTCATTTGAGACGTGAGTGTGTTTAATAGTTCGGCATCAAAAGTAGACGTATTTGTCATTCTTAAAGTATGCGTCATATTATCTGTACACCCTGTAGTTATAGTTCCGTTAAAAATTAGTTGTTTTAATAAAGTTAAATCTAAATCAAAAATAAAACGGCTATAGTTATTTGGGTATTGAGTTGTGGCAACATTACCATAAAATAGTTCCATTACAGGGTTTCTACCTGTATTGGTAAAGCTATTTGATATAAGGGTATTGTTCTTGCTGAAATATGAATTAATTATTGACATGAATATGTTTTACATATAAATATCAATTAATTCTAATATTTTGATTTAAGATGGTATTTTCTGCATCTGCAAGGATTGCATTGATTTCTGCGGTTGTTTGTCCGTTACCCGCTGCGACCGGAACAGGTGCCATTGTGGCCACCGGATGAACGTGTCCTGTAACAAATGAAAATATTTTTCTAAGTAACGCCATTAATTCATCTCCTCTAACAACAGGGTATGTTTGATTAAGAATACTATTTTCATCTCCAATAAATTTATCTTGAGGTATTCCATATAAAGTTTGACTTAAACTAATTTTTCCTTTAGGCCCTGCGGAATCTTGTGATAAGAAATACATACGTTGAGACCCCATAATACTATAAGTAATATCTGAAGGAATAAACTCTGTTGGTATAACTATTTCTTCTTTTAAATCGGCTTGTGGACCAAGAATTGGTTTACCTGATTTGTTTTCCCAAACTAAAAACCATCCTTTGTATTTTTTACTTGCAGGGTCTAATGTTATTTTATCAGAAAATCTTACATAATTAACATATTCCGCAACTTCACTAACAAGGTCGTTAGGTGAAAATTTATTACCGGTTGTATATGTTAATTTTGAAGGGGTAACGACTAATGGGAATGTTACGTTTGGCGCAAAATTTTGGGGGTTATTAACAGTATAACCTGATATATTTATAAAACCACTAAACACACCTTGTACAAAGTTATTAATTATACTAGATGCTTCATCAAATGTTTTTTGATTAAATTTAATTTCCTCTAATGGTGACCCATAATTTGTTCCAACGGACAACTGTGTAATAGTATCTGATTTAAAATTTGCACTATTTACACTAACACTTGGAACCACATTATATAAACCAACAGAACCATTAAACGCTCCTTGAAGATTTTCTAAATTATCAATGTTCCATATAATCATTTTTTTAACAACTTTTACCTGTTCAACTAATCTTGTTACACCTTCAGGGTCTTTAGTTATTTTTTGTTGTGTAAAATTAGATAATTGAAGAAACGCTCTATTAACATTACCTAAAGGTAGTTGGTCTTTTACTAATCGTTTAGTTTTACCGGCTCTTATTAATACTTCATTTTCTTTAACAACCACATCAGCAGTTCCTCTACCTAACAACGCATTGTCACCTGGTTCAGGAAATACTCCTACACTACCTTGATTTCTATAAGCACCTACTTGGTTTTTAATTGAGATACCTTGAGCAATTCTATCACCTGATGCTAAGAATTTTTTAGCCCCTTGATAATTCTCAAATGGACTTATCATTGGAGATGAAAAAGGCCCTTGAACATAAAATTGATTAGTAAATGGGAAATCTTTATTAGAATAAATTATATGAACATATTCATCTTTAAGAGGTACTTGACTAACGTAAAAAGGTAATAATGATAAACAAATTAAAGGGTCTCTTGATGTCCACGGGTCAGTTTCTTCATTCCAATCTGGAATTGACGCAATAATATCTTGATAATTTTTAGTTTCAGGTATAACACGAAGTCTCCCTAACATCATAGGGTCTTGATTGTTAAGTACTATTCCGGGAAAAATTATTTGATTATTGACCATTTTTCTTTGTTCTTGACTGATACTCTTTTAATATTGTATTATAAGTTAATTCTAATTTATCTAAATGATGTGTTAAATTTATTAATGATTCTTTAGTTAACTTAAAATCTTCTTGAATAAAATCCATAGCAAACGATAAATCTTTGTTTGATGAATTTTTATAATCTTTAATTATATTTTTTGTTTTTTCGGATTTCTCAATATTATTCATAATTATAATTTTTTACCAAAAGCACTCGAAGGTACTGTTAAACCGGCTGGAGTTATAGTTAATGGGCCGATAGCAAGTTGAACTTTATTATTATCGGAATCTTCTCTTGCCATAGCCTTCATTTGTCCAAATTTACCTAAAATATCTAAATTAGGACTACCATCAGGTAATGCTCCCGTTGGGATACCGCTTTTTTGGAATTCTTCAATAGCCCCAACAAAAGCTCTTGATTCGGAATACCCGTCTAATAGTTGTGACGCGAATAATAATGGTAAAGGGATTTGACTACCAAAACCTAAACTACTTGTTATTAAATCTAATAGGGCCAGTAATTCATCAACGACACTTTTACACTTCCTCCAATCACTTATAAAAGAAGCAACAATTAACAATAACTGAATAAGTTTTAAAATCATTGAAATTCTTTTATCAATTTTTTCTTTAACAATATCACTTATAACTCTTTGAATTAATAATAAAATATCTCTTTTAATTAATTCAAATAATTCTTGAACAAATAATGCACCTATTTTAGAAATAAAATTTATTGCGAATTTTTTAAATTGTTTTACAAAATCAACAAATCCTTTTATTGCGTCGGTTGTTTCTTGACCTATAGCTTTTAACATTACGTATATTGGTAGTAATATTTTAGGTGTTAAAAATGCTCCCGCAATACCTTGAGCGATTAATTTAATAAAATTAAAATTTAGGGCCGCTTGAGCATTGGTTTGAATACCCGCACCCCATTGAGGGTTATCTGCTAATACTTGAGTTAAATTATCCGCAGCGTTTATAAAGTCACTATTATTATCAATTAAATTTAAATTATTAATTTGAGCGATAACTGCCGGATAATCAACAGGTAATAATATATTATCACACTCTTCTAATTCTATTACTTTATTTTTAATATTAGTTACTCTTTGGTCTATTTTTCTTAAATCAATATCAGTAAATTCAAAAAACGTTTCGTCAACACCATCAAGTTCAGGTACTTTAGCAATACCGCTAACATCAATTTCACTTCTATTATCAAAACATAATCCAAGAATTCGTTGAATTAATATATCAAATTTACTTTGGTCTTCAACTTGACCTACACCGGCACCAACACTCATTGATACTGCACCACTTAACGATTCCATTATTGACGCTATCATATTGGTTGGTTCGGTAATTTTAATTGTTTTATAATAATCAACTAGAAATGTCCCAACTTTATTAACACCATTAACTCTATCTGATAATGTAACTTTAAACCAAGGACCGGTTTCATTGTTTGCGTTTAAATTAACGTATTGGATATCAAATAAATCTTGACCTGATTGACCTATGTAATTTTGACCATTATCCACAGAATATGGTTGACCCGTTTGAATCAATTGATATAATTCTTTATTCATTGAAAATGGATAATTCTGAACTAATATTGGGTCTTTTTCATATAAAGGTTTACCTTCAGTTTTCGGGTCTAAAGTTAAAATATTTAATAAATCAACTGATTTTACTTTAATATAATATGTAGAACTACCATTATATTCTTGTTGTTGGTCACAACCAACCGCGTTTATTGATTCTTCTAAAGCTATTTGAGAAAGTTTAGGTTCAATATTTTTAAGAGCGGTGATTAATAATCTTTTAATATAACTTGGAGAACCGCTCCCTTTTCCTCCGGTAGTGTTTGCTAAATCTAAAAGTTGTTCAAATTGATTTTTTATTTCTTTTTGATAACGTTTAGTTTGTTCCTTGATTTTACCAAGTTGACCTGTAACAGCGGCTTTTTTCTGTTCAAAAGCTTCACCGGCTTGTTTTCTAGTATCATCATATTGAGTTTTTAACTCATTATAATTTCTGGTAGCAGTAACCTTGTCTTGTATTTTTTTATAATCAACACCTAAATCTAATGACGCCATAACAAATTATTTTTTCATTTTATAAGAACCCTCTGATTTAGACGCGTCTTTCTCAATTAAAGTTTTAAGCATTGCGTCGTCAACTCCTAAATCAGTAATAGAAAATCCTCCACCATCATCATTGTTGTTTGTTTTTTCCCACATACTTGATTGTAGTTTAGATAGGGTTAATTTTTTTTCAACACAATCATTAATAATTTTTTGTTGTTTTTCAATCACCGGACCAATTAAAGTCATATCTTCAGGACCTTTCATCATTGTTAACATTTTGTTTTGAATTCTAATAGCAGTACTTCTTTGTTCCACAAGTTCATTGTAGATTTCCTGCATCAATGATAACATTGATTCTTTACTTAAATTAATTTCTTTTTTTGTCGGTCTTGCCATAATTATAAATATTTAATTTATTATTTTTTAATTAACCATCTGTTGAATCAATGAGTAATACATATTTTTGTATTTTCTCATTGAACCCCTAATTTCTTTAGTTGAAAGATTGGTCATTTCTCTTAAAGACAATAAAATAATATTTTTATTAAACTTGTTATTATCGTTACCAATAAATATCGAGTCATAATTTTCAAAAATGTCGTAAAGTGCGTGTCCTAATTTAATTTCATTTTCTGATAAATTTTCTTCTTTAATGAATCTGTCTAATTCAATTAAAAAGTGTTTAATTACTTTTTCAGAATCTAGTCCGTCATTTTCTATGTAATAGGAAAAATTTTCATTATTCTCCAAATTAGTTGAAATATCTTCATAAGATATTTTTCTATTTGTTTCTTTTTGGTCTTTAATGATTTGACCCATTAAATAGTTTTTACATATTGTACCAAAATAAGAATAAGCCTTCTTTTCTCTAGAAGGTTTAAACTTATCTATCTTTGTCATTAAAAACGAGTGAGTATCTACATGTATATCAGTGAAATCCATGTCTTTTCTATATAATTTGTATCTTCGTATGATTGAAGATATCATTTTGTCTAAAGGTTTTTTTAAAAACTCATTGTATATTTTATTTTTTTCTTCGTAAGACGTGGACTCTAAAAATCTTATTACCGCCATTTCTTCTCGGACATCAAAATAATTTAATTGGGTTGGTTTTCTACCTTTCTTTTTTAACTCAACATTTGTATCCCCTGTTAAATTAATATTTTCAGTCATTAAACTTCTTGAGATTCAAATTTTATCGCTCTGTCATTAATGAAAAAATATTCTTTTTTTGCGGACTCAATCCAAAATTTAACTTCTTCCGGAGTTAAGACATCTCTACCATTTTTGTAATTCCAAAAGATTGACCCATCTCTTAAATTAGTATGTTTATAACCAATTCTTGGGATAGACATAATGTTAATTGAATTATGTGTTAATCGTAAAAATAATTCATACCCAAACGTTAATTTAAACGAAGGTTTGATTAATCCATAATCAACAAATTTTGATTTTTTGATTACCATTCCTGATGATTGGAAGTTTTGATAATCTAATAAAGTATCGTGAGTTAATACACCCATTTCCGGAGTAAAGTTTGCCGCGAAAGTTGCTTCATTAGTAAACCCGGCAAATTTACCTTGTTGGTCTGTATCAACAACGATTGGTAAAAACGCATCCATATTAGGGTATGCTTTTGAGTAGATGTCAACATTCTTAAACCATATGTTAGAATATTCATCATCAAATTCAAATAATGAAACCCATTCAGATTTTGAATTTCTAACACCGTGATTAACTTGTGCCGCGTAATTAGGTTCTTTTTCCCATTCTAATTTAACTACATTTAAGTCACCAAAATCGTAATCTTTTAAAAGTTCAACTAAAGGTATTTCATTTGTGTGAACAATAACTAATTCATTAATTTTTAATTTTTGATTATTTAATGATTCAATACATTTCTTAAAGTAATCTTCAAAAAATGGTGCGGTTGCCGATTTAATCGGTAATATAACTGATACGTCAAAGTAATTTTCCATATTATTCTTCTATTGTTTGTAGTTTATTTAATTGTTCTTCAAATGATTCCAATCTTTTAGTTAGATATCCTTCAAATAAGTTTAATGAAATTTTTTCAAAATCTTCTTTAGTACTTAAATTTTCTGCAGTTTTAATAATTTCAGTTTCTAAATTTTCATTAATACTGTCTTCCAACCAATTTTGTAAAAAGTCCGCGACAAAATCAACCATTTGGATTTTATTGTTAACCCAAACACCATTGTCTTCATTCATCCATTCAGGAACTAAATTTGGTACTAAACCAACTACAGGTATTTTACATTTCATAGATTCCAATGGGAATGTACCATAAGAGCTTGTTTCATCAATCCAAACAGATAAGAAACAATCTTTCATAGCACTTGCAAACTCATCAATAGATAGTCCTCTCATGTCTCTAAAAGTTATCCATCTGTATTGAGGAAATTTAATGTAAAAACTTTTAATCATGTTAAGGGCTTCTCTTTGTTCTCTAGCATGAATTGCAATAATAGGTTTTGATGGTAAAGTATGTGGTTTAAATTTATCAGAAATAAATGGTTTTAAAACATCTATCGAAATACCTCTCATAATATTCTCGATATATTCTTTTTGAGCTTCAGAAGTTGTTATACATTTATAAAACCCTAATTGTGACCATGTCTGGCCTGGTTGTAATGTTTCCAAGATATGGTCATGGGCTTGAGACAATACAATTTTACCACAAGGTAATTTTGAAATTTGACTCATCACAAACCCGTATAATTCAGGGATAACAATTAAATCTTCAGGTGCAATTTCTAAATTTTGGCCTTCAATTGTTTTATGTGGTAATGTCATATAATCCTCACCTAACCATTCACCAACTCCAGTATAATCAGGTGTTTCGTGTAAGATAATTGGGTTGTATCCATTTTTTAATAATGCCATACCTAACTCGTATATGTAAGCGACTGAAGCTTTTGCATTACCTTTAGTGTCTTGAACTAAAAGATAAATCCTTGACTTTTTATCTTTCATGTTTTGAATCGACTGTTCTAATTTTGTAATTTGTTCTTGTGTCATGTTTATTATATTTTATTTATTAATTTTTTATACAATAGAGTATTAAACGCTAGTTTAAATGGGATTGATAAGTTGTTAGTACCTTTAGCCCCTAATTGCTCATCAATTTCTTCAGGTTCATCCATAACTATCTCTAACATTAATTTAATTGTTTCGTATTTAATTATACTTATGGTAGTCCCTTCAGTGTCACCTGACGTGACGGTTTTTTTTGCTTTTATTTGAACATAATCGTCAATTTTATCCAAATCTACATAATAGTTTTCTCCTAATACTTTTAACATTCTAAAATTTGTTTTAATTTATC